CTAATCTGGTGTACAGATAAGGTTGTCACAATCCTTGGCCATCCAATACTCGAATAAAGGGTATATCTTGTCGGCAATAGGAACCTCCCTGATTCCCGCATCGGTTTTGGACTTGCCAACATAGAACCATCGTTCATCCATGTGTATATCTTCTTTCTTAAGCTCCAGGAGCTCGCTTATACGCACTCCTGTGTAAATGAGCATCAATACAACAGATAAGTAATAATTAGACTTATACAAGCTCCAGAGAGTGTTTATTTCGGCTCTGGTGAATGGCGAACGCTTGATAGAGTTCGGGTTCCCTGCCTTGGATATATCGACATATCTAACCATATCCCTCTTATCCTGCTGGACGATCTCATGGATCACAGCATAGTCATACACGAGGCCGAACAATCCTTTAAGCTTCTTTAGTGTTGGCGTATTTTTACCACTCGTATCAACAATCTTCTGCAGGTGATCCAGTTTAATCTGACGTATTGGCATATCCTTGATATCATCACACAATGCATAAGCTGCCTTATATCCATTGATGTTTGACTTGCTTACGTTCTCAAAGTGCACATCAGACCATTTATCATATACCTCGGCAAATGTGATAGTATCGTGGTGTAGATCATAAGGATCCTTGTTGTACTCGACAAGAGCGGTCAGAGCCTGCGCTCTTGTTTCGTAGTAGCCAATAAAGCTGTAGATAGGATATGATTTTCCTCGTTCTTCATCAAATGTCCAGCCTACAGTCTTGCGTGCCGCCCATGGCTTGCGTCGCTTGCCAGATAGCTTATATACGGATCCAAAACCATTCGCATTCCTCATACTTCAACCTCCTTCCTAAAAAAGGGCATAAAAAATAAGCCCTGTTAAAATCCGAAGGCTTATGATATAATCATATTGCGTTTTGTGACTATTCATAAGCCTATGTTTATGGGTAGCTGTCCTCCGGGTGTTGGTAGCACCTGGAGGATTTTTTTATATATTGTATTGGCCATGCTTAAGGATTCTCAGACACCTTAGAGCTCCGACGCAATCTAGTTAGATGCCTGTTTTAACAGGGCATCTGTAAGCACTTTAGAAAAGTTTACATTATTCTTTTCGCCGTAGGTATTGAGCCATGCCGGAATAGTTATATTCTTGCGAATGGACTTACTTCCATATCGTTCTGAATAGGCATCAATATCTAATACAAGAAAATTGGCAAATGATCCTTCAGGAATGGTAATAGATGATGGATCACTTGGACGTGGGAAACTATGACCATCTTCAAGTTCTCCGAGGATCCAGCCAGATGCGGCATCCTGTCCCATTTCAATAGCCTCAGCAAGACTATCTCCCTCGGTAACACATCCCGGAAGATCTGGCACCTCAACGGTATAACCCTCACCATCTTCAAATGGTGTAAATATTGCTTTATATACTAACTTCATAATAAAACCCCTTTCTATGTGTAACCAGCAGGGCTTATTTAAGCCCTGCCTGTTTCAATATTGAATTTGCTGTTCCTTTGCTTACATCACCTTTATGTATTGGAACTGTAACCTTACCAGGTTTGTTAGGGTGTTTGTACTGCCTGTGTGAGCCAACCTGCTTGACTGCAATCCAACCATCTTGGAGAAGAAGTTTTTCAAGTTCTCTGACTGTCATTTCTTACCTCCTTATGATTATATTATACGCACTATGCGTATAAAAGTCAAGAGAAATATGCGTATAATACGCATTTTTTTGAGCTTTCCGCTCAGCTCCACAACCTTTCCAATGATCCTCACCGGGTTAGTTGCTACCTCTTCCTCAGTGAACATCATTGGCTCGTGGCATATTATTTATTCCTTATTCTTTATGTATAAAGTAACCTGAACACCAAAATCATGATTTTTTTTTGATATAGTATATTTACCGTCATCATTCTCACGTATGATCTTAAATGGACCTCCGTATATTTCGGCAAAGGCATATACAATAGTGCCAGAATCCAAAAGACGTTTTACTTTTGCACACTTCTTGGATGGAACATATCCAACATGTGTGTCATCCACATAAACAGCGATGGCATCGGGGTCGTATTGATTATCTGGCTCTGGAATTAATTTAGCCTCGCCGCCGCCGTTTTCATATTTATAGATAGGCTCATCTATCATACCTAACTCAACGAGTTCCCCTTTGGTCATATCCCAAAAATAATCTTCGCTAAGAATATCGTAAAAATTCTCTTTTCTAAAACTGGTTCCAGAAACTTTAAAATCGTAGTCATCATCATAGTCAGGCATTACAAAGCCGGTTTTCTCGGGCTCATTCACAGAATCAGTTGCATCGGCTTGAACTTGAGGCTCAACAACTTGAGGCTCCGCAACTTTAGACACTTGAACCTGAGGTTCTGATATCTTGTGTTCAGTAGATGGCAGCGGTTGAGTGGTTTGAGGCTCTGGAATCACAGGAGTTTGAACTCTCTGAGGTTCCTGCATGATCTGCGATGGTGCTGGAGCTGGAATTTGCGGCTGCGCATATGTCATTGCTGCAGGCATGGCGGACGGTGCCATAAATGGCGGAACGGGATTCGATGATGGCAGTATCGGGGTTCCGTGCTTTAGCACCCACTTGCCGTGAAGATACATGCACGTGAATACGATGGCAAGGATGAAAAACAGCAACAACCATAACGAAACATTCCAAAATGCTACAAAAAATGCTATAAAAGATGCGAAAGCCAATGCACCAAATAAAGTGGTTTTACCTTTCAAGGCTTTTTTTAAATAACTTTTCTTTTTGTACATAAAATCATACATAATAATCCCCTCCTATAATTTCCCTCTTAATTCCACAACTTTCCCAATGATCCTCACCGGCTTGGTTGCTACCTCTTCCTCTGTGAACATCATCGGCTCGTACTTACTATTTAAAGATACAAGAGCCAGGCTCGTGGCATATTTGACAAGTCTCTTACATGTGGCATCATAGCCATTGACCATTGCAATGACAATATCACCTGAGTCTGCATCTTCCTGTTGTCTTACAATGACAACATCACCGTCACATATTCGTGGCTCCATGCTGTCGCCCTTGATCTGCAGAGCGAAGAAGTCACCAGTCTTTGCCATATCCTCCGGAATCTCTTCGGTGTCTATGATTTCAGTTACTGCATTGATCGGGATACCAGCGGCAACACGACCGAGAACCGGGATTTTCCGAGCCTGTATTGCTTGCGATTGTTGGGGAGTATTAACTTCAACCTTTCCATCTAATAGAGCAAACAAATCATCAAAATCCATATTCATACCTTGGGCAGCTTGCCGAATACATTGAATGGATGGGGATATCTCTTTTCCTGTTTTTGGATGTCTGTTTTTCTCTAATAAAGAGATATAGGCCTTACTTATTCCACTACGCTCAGAGAATGCATCCATACTGAGAGCATGGTCGTTTCTGTATCTTTTTATAATGTCACCAAGTGTCATTCGATCACCTCCGTTGTTTAGTATATTGTACAACGACAGTAAAATAATGTCAAACATTTTGAACAAAAGTTATTGACTTTGAATGTTCAACATGTTAAACTACACAATGTCAAACAAATTAGACAAAAAAGAAAGGAGGCTGAAAAGTGGAATATAGAGTCAAGGAGATCCGAGAAAGTGCTGGAATAACACAGGAAGACTTAGCTATGAAGTCAGGGGTATCCAGAACGATCATATCGGGTCTTGAGAGCGGAACAATAAAGGAAACATCGACACGAACACTTAGAAAAATAGCGGATGCACTTGGCAAAAGTGTAAGCGAGTTATTTTTTTAATTACAGTGTCTAACATGTTAAACACGTGGGCTAGAACAACGGAGGTGAGAAGTAATTGGAATACAAAGAGTGGGAAACACAGAGAAATGCAGCTCTCGATGAGTTCAGAAAATTCATAAAGACGCTGCCATCAAAGGGATTCACAGTGAAACAGCTTGAGATGATCGGCAACAACGCACAGGACGAAGTCCAGCGCGTCATTGCCGATATAGAGAATCGGTTAGTGCTTACTGAAGATCTGAGCGACCTTCTTAAATAGTGGAAAGGAGAATGAGAATGTTCAACATGGAGAAGTTAGACGAAACAATTGAATACATAGAGGACAAGATAAAAGACGGCCAGGACAGCCGGAAATGATAACTGCCCTGTCAAGCCTTGTACAGGCTCGAACGGTCGCCAGATCGCTTGAAGAAAGTGACAACTAATGCTGATAGGAAGGAAACAGAGATGAAAAATACAAATTGGAAACTGCCGGTGATAATTGGCGTTGGAATAGTAGCAGTTGTACTGATGATAGTGTTCGGAATTCAGAGTTCACAGAATAAGGCTATAGCCTTAGAGGAACAGGTGAATACAGCATCATCCGACATAAAAGTACAGGAAAAGCGGAGAGTCGACCTGGTATACAACCTGGCAGATTGTGTAAAGCAATATGACAAACATGAATCAGAGACGCTCATGGCGGTTGCAGAAGGACGAGGAACCGCCGGTGACATAGAGAACGTTACAACAGCTCTAACAGCGGTTGCAGAGGCATATCCTGAGCTTAAATCTAACGAAAACTATAAAACGCTGATGAATGAGCTGTCTATGACGGAGAACATGATAGCTGAGTACCGGAGCAACTATAACAAGCAGGTCAAGGAATATAAAAGATATGTGAGAAAGTTTCCATCTAGGTTATTCCTGGGAATGCTTGGGTATGAGGTAAAGGAATATGAATACCTTAACTACAATGCGCCTGTTGATGCTCCACAGGATCTGTTTACAGAGGAGTAGCGTATGAATTTTGAGATCACAAAGCGAGAGGTTCTTGCAAGTATTTCGATAATTGCGGTGATGATCATGATAGGTATCTTTATTTCAAACAAGATATCCGAACATCAGATGGACGAGAACGAGCAGTATAACAAAGCAGTCAAAATAAATAGCCAGGAGCTGCTTCAATACGGCATGGACACCAACGTTGGTAATGCATTTGTATATGGAGAGCTTAAAGCAGTTGATACAGTTACATACCCGGAGCTTGGTGGAGAATATATGTATGTGAAAAAGGTCAAGGAAATTTACACACAGCATACACGGACAGTAACGACCGTTGACGGCAATGGGCGAACACATACCACAACACAAACATACTGGTCGTGGGATGCCGTGAGCAGTGAGGATATCAAGTGTAAAGAAATAACCTTTTGTGGAGTGAAATTCCCCTCAAATAAGGTTGCGCTCCCCTCAAAGAAATACATCAACACGGTAAATGAATCATATTACGTGAGATACAACTACTACGGTATAGGTACGAGCTATACAGGAACGATTTATACAAAGCTTATGAACGGCACAATTTCAGATAACAGCAGATTCTTCAATGACTCAAACATAGAAGAGACAATCGACTATCTGGAGTCAGGTGTTGGAACTGTGATATTTTGGATCATTTGGATTATAGCGACAATCGCTCTGGTGTACGGATTCTACTATTTGGGAAATGGCTGGCTTGAGTAATCAACAGGGGTACAAATTGTACCCCAGAAGGAGTGTAGATATGGAATATATAGTAATAACTGCCGGCGTGTTCACAGGAGTGTTGATATATCACATCTTGGCCGACATATACAAACGATGCAAGAGGCGCAAAGCGGAGAAAGAGATGCGGAGAAAAGCCTGGGAATTTTACAAGATGCAAGGCATAGGAGCAGAGGAGGATGAGTGATGTTCATACTTAATAAAGACTGCAACGATGTGTACAACACGGATCACATTGTGAACATATATCGGGATGAGTGCACAATAAAGGTTTGTGCTGGCACAGCTACACGAGGAGGAGTTCTTGGCAAATACAATAACTATGATGATACACAGCTCGCATATAGCATGCTGATAAATGGTCTTAGACAGAATAATGGAGTGTTTGTTATGCCGAGTGACAAGGATCTTCTTATAAAAGCTACGGTATACCACCATCCTACAGGCAAGAAAACGAAAGGACATGGTGGTTCATGAAACAGAAGAGTATCAAAAGCATAAGACAAGAATTCCGTAAGGGCGGCGTATTCTACACGCCCCCAGAGCTCGCCAAAAAGCTTAAGGAGTATGTTGACATAAGCGTAAAAACTGTATACGACCCAACCTGTGGCGCTGGAAATTTACTGCGGGTATTTGACGATGACGTAGAAAAATACGGACAGGAGATTGATGCGGAGCAGCTACACGGAATAGATATTCCAAACTTCCACGGGGCAGCAGGTAACACACTAATGTGCGATGCGTTCCCAGACATGAAGTTTGACTGCATCGTGGCAAATCCGCCGTTCTCGGTCAAGTGGGAACCGGACAAGCTGGCTGATGATCCAAGATTCAGCGCTGCGCCGGTGATGGCACCGCCGTCGAAAGCGGATTGGGCATTTATGCAGCACATACTATATCATCTCTCAGATGAGGGAGTGGCTGTTGCCCTGGAGTTCCCTGGAATACTGTACAGAGGGCAGAGAGAAGGCAAGATCCGGCAGTGGTTCATAGAGAACAACTACATAGATAGAGTTGTCAATGTCCCCGGAAATACATTTGAGGACACAGCAATAGCCACATGTCTGATAGTGCTGAGAAAGAACCGCACGACTACAGACATAGTGATAGAGAACGATGGAATGAGCCGCCCTGTTCCCCTAGAAGAGATAGCGCAGAACTCATATGTCTTATCGCCAAGCACGTACGTGTCACAAGAGCCTGAAAGCGTAAGCATAGATCCTGATCAAGTAAAGTCGGATGCTCGAAAAGGCTTTCTTGAGAATCTACGGACGACGTTGGATGTCGAGGTGCTTGTTAGCAGTCTTGACGGAGGAAGTATACAGCCATTTATCGACGATATCAAAAAGATCGTAGCGGAATACGACATGCAACAGGAAGGAGAATAACCATGGAAGAAAGAACAGACGGAAACCGAATCACAGTCAATGAAGCAGCCAGATTGATGCAGGTGTCCCCGCAGTTCATCAGAACTGGACTCCAGCGAGGACAGCTCCCAATTGGATATGCAGTTAAGAACAAGAGTAAATGGTGGTACTACATCTCGAAAGCAAAGCTTGAGGAGGCTATTGGCTTGAGAGTGTAGTTCAGGACCCTTTCATCCGGGAGGCAGCAGTTGCTGTAGGCGGTTCGACTCCGCAAAGGTTCTCTATTGTCAGCGCAGACAAAAATACAAGGAGGTGACGGCATTGCAAAGAGCGCCACCAGAAGGAGAAAAAATGAAGAACAAAGAACTCAAAAAAAGAAGAGCAATAAAAAATGCAATACTCTACACCGTGGTTGGAGCAGCGCTGCTGTCGGCAATCATGTCATTGTACAGCCTGCTCCGCATGGCGTGGAGTTGGAAAGAATTTGCTGTGCTCATGCCGGTGTTCCTGATCAGTGTAACAATACTTATTCTGTTCTTCTATGCAAATGACGGTTTCGTGGATGACTACGAGATCATGATGTATTACGACGAGGAGGATGAGCTGGATGAAGATGAGTGAGGCACTTGCGTACAGAGCCGGATCAGATCATATACAGATAATCAGAGCCGGCAACATGGTATTCACAGGCTTTAAGGCGTCCCTGGAATTTATCAGGGGCGGCGCAAGGCTTGCAGAACTTGGCATATCGGGAGAGGAAGAAGTGAAAGCATACGACTGCCACCTCGAGATAAAACACAAGGACTGGGAAAGCAGAGGCTTGATGAAACCAATCAGACCGGACATAGACATGCCGTATAGATTCCAGGATCTCATGATATGCATGTGGTACCAGATTCAGATATAAAAAAACCGACGTTCACAGCGCCGGTTTTAGGGTGAAAAAAGAAAAATATATCCTGTATTTATTCTATCACCCAAGGCAGAAAAAAGCAAGGAAAACAGGGACTTGAGCGCCCTGTTTGATACTTGATTAAGTTATTAATCTTATGACAAAAGAGGGTGATTACATAGTAAGGAGAAAGACTTACACCTTCCGGAAGAGACGGATCATAGAGGTGGAGGAGTTCCACGATGGCAGGTATGGGCACCCGGGAGGAAAGAGAAAGCCGAGAGGCAAGCCCACACCCGAGCAGGCGGCAATCATCAACCATCAGAACAAGGTGAAGAGATGCAGGCACAAGCTCCTTGAATACTTCAGTCCGGGTGATACCTTCATCACCCTCACCTACGAGAAGAGGAACAGACCGCCCACCATGAAGGAGGCGATAGCCCACTTCGGTAAGTTTATCCGGAAGGTGAAAGCAGAATACAGAAAGAGAGGGCAAGAGCTCCGATGGATCCGCAACATAGAACAGGGAACAAAAGGAGCATGGCACATACACCTCGTAGTGAACGAGATAGGAGACACAGCATCGATCATCAAAAGGGTGTGGGAGAAAGGCGGTATATATGCTGAGCAGATCAGACTATCAGACAAGATATATGATGAGGACTTCAGCAAGCTGGCCGCATACATGACCAAGGACGAGAACACCACAGAGGAGAAGGCAGATGGCACCATGTCAAAGCCGAGGATAAGACAGTCCTCATATTCCACATCACGGAATATGCCACTGCCGGAGCCGAAGGTGGACAAGCTTCTGCACTGGAAGAGAGAACCAAAGCCAAAGAAAGGGTATGAGATAGTCAGGATATACGAGGGTATCAACCCGGTTACAAGTTACTCATACCGAAGATACACGATGAGAAGGAGGGAGTAAATGGAGCGCATATATGTAAGCGTGGACAGCGCATCAACCAAGGAGACGCACAAGACATACAGTTACATCCTGGAACACTCCCAGGGCGGCAGAGTCACAAGAGTAGAAGGCTCTGGAATGATATACGGTACATATCACGCAGCTACAATATCAGCCATCACGGTGGCATTATCCAGATTCACAAGGCCTTGTGAGATTGAGATTATCTCAGCAGATGACTTTGTGCTCTCTATGATGACTAAGAACCTGGCACGCTGGGCGCTGGATGGTTACATGACGACAAAAGGGAAAGAAGTGGCAAACAGGGATCTGTGGGAACAGCTCTGGCGACTTTGCATGAAACACACAATAACGACAAGAAAGGAATAGAGATATGTTTGAGAGATTTGGCGAATTTAACAATTATAAAGAGATCAATACACTGGCGGAGAACCTGTTCAACGAAGGGGACGAGCTGAGCCTTCATGCGCTGGCGAAAGAAAATGGAATCCCAAAGGACTTCGTGGACATGTACCTGCAGGGAGATATCCCGGAGCTTGTGGATGCACAGACCGCAGCCGTGGGAAAGCTTGATATCGAGATACAGGAGCTTAAACCCCAGACAATCATGAAGGACTGGACTGAGTACATCAAGGTTCAGGCGATGGAGCATGAGGACGTAGCAATCAAGGTGAGAGAGAAAGGCAAGAGCCTGAAGGGATGTATAGCAGAACTGCTCAAGTGGTCATTTGGACACCAGAAAGAGATTGATAAGGACATCCTTAAGGCAGCAGGTGTATCAGCAAGCAAAGTTACACTTGGTATTCCAGGTATGGCTGAGGCAAAGAAGATCATCAATGACTATTACAGGAAGTAGGTGGGAGCATGAAGAAAAGAGCAATCGAAAGCATACCATACATTCCTGCTATAAAGGCAAGAAAGAATAACGCCTACACGGCATCTGTACAGATTACAGACATAAAAGGAACAGAGCACCTGCTTGTTGACATATACGAAAACACCAAGAAGGGCAGAGCGACACCCAAGCTGAGATTTGCTTATACAAAAACTGACTGGGGCGTATGGTATCCGGAAACAGGTGTGTGGAGCAGAAGAAGCATACATGATTCAGATTACAACAAAGAGATTTGGCTGGAACCATTTGAAGACAGGAACACATTGACATTCATACGGCCAGATGATGCACACCTTATCAGAGAGTGGACAGAACAAAAGCACGAAAGCTGGGATACTGCATTACGCGCATTGGAAAACTCTATCACATTCGATAGACAACGGAAGAGATATGAGAACAGACAGGCAAGACTTGCTGACAGACAGGCACACACACCGCCGCTCCCAGATGATCTTAAAGCTTGGGCTGAGCACAGATTGTTCCCGGACACACACTATCTGTACTACAAGAGGCATGGCAAATATGCAGACATATGCTGCTCAGCATGTGGACAGGTATCAACCGTATGCACAAAGCGGTCGGAATCATACGAAGGACAGTTTGAACGAATAGTATATCCCAAAAGCGGCACCGCGGGAATATGCCCTCATTGCCACATAAGCGGGGAATGGAAAGCACAAGGCAAGACTAAAGGCGTGTATGGCATAACAAAGTATGTGTATATAGGACAGCGGTACAAAGATGATGGCGCAGTTATAAGGCTGGTTGAGATAGAAAAGATGATAACACTTGACACTATGCTGGAGGGTGACAAAGAACTTATGACAGGGGCACATGAGAGCTTAAGGCTCGACGAGATGGTCAGGGAATACATAGAACCCGGAAAGAAACTACAGAGAGACTTCCACAAATACAACTGCTGGACACGGAGCGCCTTTTGGGATGACTGCAACCTGTCTGGAATAGCAAACATAACACTACATGATGGCCTTGTATACGATAAGACATGGAACGAACTGGCAGACACCTGCCTTAGATATTCAGCGGCAAAGGAATATATGCAGGGCAAGGTCGGTAATCTCATAAATTATGCAGAGAGGTATATGCAGTATAAACAGCTTGAATTCCTGGTAAAAGCAGGATTTACGAAACTAGTTGACGCAATGGTAGATCACTACTGTGGCTGGATCTCAGACGGGAATGCTGCGAATCCGGCAGGCTTCCTCGGAATATACCCAGAACGGGTGAAACTTTTACAGAGCGAACAGGGAGACACGGAGCTTTTAAGAGTCCTGCAGAGGGAAAAGAAAGCACAGGCACACTACAGCGATGAGGAACTTGAAACATACAGAATCTTCCAAAACTACGGAAGTTTGTCAACAATGCTTGAACACATGAGCATTATCAAGCTCAAGCACTACATAGAGAAAATCTCGGGTGCAGATATCGGAGCTGGAATGTGTGCAAATGCTCACGCCTGGGTGATGCAGCAGCTTAGGAGATATGGTGACTATATACACATGAGGCAGCAGTTGGGGTATGACCTTACAAACACTATATACCTTTTCCCTAAGGACCTCAAAACGGAGCATGACAAGCTGGTGCTTGAGGTGAACAAGGTTAAGGCAGACAAGCGGAAACAGGAGGTCAATGACAGATTCCCAGACATCAAGAAGCATTACAGAGGTATCAGAAATAGATATTACTACGAGAATGACGAGTATATCATCCGGCCGGCAAGGTCAGCCGCTGAGATAGTGGACGAGGGTAGAATACTTCACCACTGTGTTGGCGGTAATGACTATCTCACAAAACACAATACTGGCAAGAGTTACATCCTGTTCCTGAGATTCAAGAAAGACCAGGATGCACCATACATCACGATTGAAATAGACGACACGAAAATACTGCAGTGGTATGGAGCATATGACGAGAAACCTGATAAGGAGAACATAGACAATTTACTAAAAGAATATGTCGCATGCCTTAAGGGCACTGCAGTAGCGATCACAGCATAGGAGGGTATATATGGAATACATACAGATGACACTTGATATGTGGATGGAGACGAAGAGAAAACTCAATGCTGAGCTCCTTGGAGTCCGCCGGAGCTTCGTCAAGATCGGATACCTGCTTAGACAGATAGACGAGTCTAAAGGTTATGAGAATGACGGATATAAGTCAATAGCAGACTTTGCCAAAGGTGAATATGGCATGGAGGGATCAACTGTGAGCCGCTTCATGTCCATCAACCGAGAGTATTCGATAGATGGATACTCGCAGGAGCTGAAACCGGAATACGAGGACTTCAAGCGTTCTCAGCTTGAAGAGATGCTGAAACTGTCAGAGCCTGACAGAAAGATGATCACAGCAGATACGGCAAGAGCCGATATCAGAGAGCTCAAGGCATTCAACAAGGAAACACCGGCAGCAGGTGAGGCAGATGATATAGACGAACTCATAGAGCAGTTCTTCAAAGATAACAAGGATGAGCTTATCAGGATATATAGCAGCAATAATATACTTGATGATACTAAGCAGATTGTAGAGATAGTGAATCCTGCCGGAACCAGGTCATACAGGAAAGGGATGTATTTCCTGATGATGCACGAGAATGCGCTTAAGATCAAGAAGTTTGGCGGCGCTCCGGTTGATATGACATGGGATGAATTTGTTACTCGGATGTTAAATATATTCGGTGAGGACTTCGACCCGAACATATACGGCACACACTTTGGAGAGGAGAAAGCGAGTGAACAGGATAATGCAGATGTGGCAGCAGATCAGAGAGAAGAGAGCAAGGAGACAGAGGATACGCCGCTGGCACAGAAAGAAGAGATACATCACGATGTAGAGGAGGCAGCAGATGGACATAGTGAGGCAGTTGGAAACGCTGTACGCGGAGAAACAGAACATAAAAGCGAAGATAGTACGGTTGAAACAGCAGAGACAGGATACGACAGAGCTGGAGAACCAGCTTCAGAACCTGAACGAGCAGATTCTGAAGGCGAAGAACGATCTGAAGAAGGACGCACAGCGTCTGAAAGCGATGTTGAAGGAACAGAAGTAATTGCGCCGGCGCAAAATCACAAGGAAATCCTAGAGGTTACAGACCTTGAAAGCAGAAAAAAAGAGGCGTTGAAGGTAGTCAGACAGTTTGAGCGTGAGATATCTAATGACCATTACAGCGATGCTCTCAGAATGATGGCTGGAATCCGGGAGAAGCTGAAAGAACTTAAGGACATATTACATTCCACAAAAGGTTGGAGTTAGAAAGGAGAGCACATGACAGCATTCGAGATCACAGCAAAACACAATATCCTCTGTCAGCCAGGGCGCAGGATAAAGATGCTTGTGGTTAAAGCGAAAGCAGATACCCACGGCACCTGTACAGAGTGGAAGAGACTTACAGTCATCAAGCCATACGAGCATCACGTCCTCATGGAACATGAGAAAGGATACAGGGAGAGCTTCACACACTTTGATATAGAGCAGATGATCAGAAAGGGGGAAATAAAGTGAGAAATGAGGACATCATAAAACACCTTATGAACATATATCGGGATGAGTGCTTATCATCCTGCGAGAAGGCAGCAATCACAGGGGCGATAGATATAGTGAGCGATTATGACAAGGCAGCGGAACTCCCGGGAAGACTTACTGCAGACTATGAGAATGGCAAGCCGGTGGTGAAGATAGACGAGAATTACTTCACCTGTCCAAGGTGCGGAAAAGGAATAGGATACAAACAGAGGTATTGCCACTTGTGCGGACAGTTAATGATATGGAGGTAGACCATGGGAATAATAGATCAGTTTACAGCAGAAGAGAGAGTTGCGCTTAAGGTCAGTCAGCTCATGGATATTATGAGATATGCGGCCAAGGCGGATGTTATATACAACGGAGTCAAAGCAAACGTGCCACATGGGTACTTGAGGGCATGCATATCAGGCACAGAAGAGAAGGAGGAAGAGAACAATGTTTCTGAATGAGAAGGTACTGAACAATTTGATGAAACAGGCATACAAGTCAGATGGACTTGTCATAGCCCAGAACGAAGATAACTGGGTATACATAGCAGGAAGATTCTGGGAGACAGAGATCAAAAGAGAATACATCCCGAAGCAGACGCTTGCGAACATAATAGCACTTGCTGGTGAGCTCCCAGAGCCGGGAGAGAGATTCCGATCAGACAAGCAGGGAAATCAGTATGAAGTGGAAATGCCTATGAGCATAGATGCTAAACCTTACACAATGGGACCGCTCACCATCACAGATACGCTCCAGATCGGTACAGATGGGACACTGCAGCGATATCTTCAGGACACAGATACCGGAATGCTTTACCTGCTCAACCAGGCATTTATTAACCTGAGCAAGGGCAGTATTGACGAGGAGCATGGTGAATATGTACCATCTGTACCGTTCTACAGTAAGGTAGGTGTGCTCTGGCAGAATAACATATGCCGTATGACAGCAACATTCCGTCACGATAGAAAGAACAAGAAGACGCTGGATGCCCTGAAAGGCGTAGACCTTACACCTTCGACACTGGAGGATATGGAATGATGTACCCTAAGCCGGTATACAAGAAAAAAAGAAAGCAGCATAAGCCGTCAATCCTGCAGTTTAAAGACGGCACCTGCTATCTGTGCACAAGACTTAACGGAGACTACGGAAGGAAGCCTCTGCAGGAGCATCACATATTCGGAGGCCCAAACAGAATACACTCTGAGGCATACGGCCTCAAGGTGTATCTGTGCATAGAACATCATACTGCTGGACCGGCAGCAGTCCACAACAACGCAGACAATATGCGGAAACTTCAGAGAGACGGTCAGCGTGCATTTGAGAGAGAGCATACAAGGACAGAATTTATGAATATATTCAGGAAGAACTATCTGGAGGAAGAAGATGGAACTTAAAGAGCTTACAGAGAAAACACTTGCAATATTTGATGCAAATAGTCCACAGGAACTGTCAGACAGAATATACAAGACAGTAATGGGCAATGGCACAGAGAAGTATCAAGCATTCATTGATCTTGTAGATGGGGATCTGTCTAAGGATCACATGCAGAAGATATACCAGTATTACCAGGCAGATAGACAAAACCTCGGTCAGGACTATACACCATCGAGCCTGGCGCGACTTGTCGCACTGCTCGCTGGACCATCGAGCAAAGTCATAGATATGTGTGCCGGGAGTGGAGCACTGACGATTCAGAAGTGGAACGAGGACAAGAACGCCAGCTATATATGCATCGAGAGAGACGAAATTGTAATACCATACCTCCTGTTTAATCTTGTGATTCGAAACATCGATGCAGAAGTGCAGCACAAGGATGTTCTGACAGGGGAATTGTTCAAGGCGTACAGAGTGCACAGAGGCAATGCCTACGGCATAGTGGAGGTGATATCATGCCAGTAATATCCAACCCACCATACAACCTCAGGTGGAATGCATATGACGCCGATTGTATGGAGTCGCGGTTTAGAGAATTTGAAGTACCTCCAGAATCGAATGCTAACTATGCATTCATACTGACCGCCCTTGATACAGCGGATAGAAGTGTCATGATACTTCCACAAGGCATATGCACGGCATCGTCTAAAGAGGAGACAGCGATACGTCAGACGTTGATCGAAAGACGCTATATAGATGCAGTCATAGCCTGCCCGGATAGAATGTTTGAGTCTACATCAATCGCCGTAGTTATCCTAGTGCTGGACAAGACAAAAAAAGATGAGACAGTAGAAATGATTGACCTCAGAAAGAAAGCGCACACTGAGATACGAGAACAATGCGGGCAGTATGGAGGCAGCAGCCATACAAACAGGGTCTACAAGAAAGAGGTGAATGTATTCAGTGATGAGCTCATAACAGATGTGTTAATACACATACATGCTCGTGACAGCATAGCCGGATACTGTGCGCCTGCCACCATCGCAGATATACAGACACAACAGTATAAGCTCTCACCGAGTTTATACATAGAACCTGAAGAACAACCAACTCGACACCGAGAATATAGAGACATAGTGGCAGATATAAACAGAGTCATCATGGACAAAAACAGATGCAGGCTCACGATCAATGAATCCCTAGCGAGAAAGATAGGATTTGATGTGGAACTGCTTGAGAATAACAAATCATCAATGGATGAGGTGAATAAACTCCTCAAAAGAATTGGAGCAGACGAGATCATAAGAAATGACTACTTCCGCACAAGCAAGAACAAGAATGAGATAAGGTTTGAGAATGCGGTTAAAGAGGGGCTGTCAAGCATTCTTGTGATGACACTGAACATGTGGAAACAACACATATACTACCTGAACGACGAAGAGAATAGATATCTCGTAGAGCTGAGGAATGCAGTGCTCCCGGATCTGATGAGCGGAAAAATAGAATTGGAGGATGAAGAATGAGAATATACTTAAGTGGACCAGTTACAGGAGTAAATGACTACATGTACAAGTTCGGTGATGCCGAGGAGTATCTTGAAGAGAAATACACGGATGCGGCGGTGGTGAATCCAGCACGCATCCTGTCACAGTTGCCTAAAGAATGGTCGTATGAGGAGTGCATGGACATATGTTTAAAACTCCTTGATAGATGCGACACGATATATATGCTCGAGGGCTGGAGACAGTCCAAAGGGGCAAACCGTGAATATGGTTATGCTTTAGCAAAAGATATGACGATCATAAAGGAGGATTCATGGCGGGAAAGAACGCAGAAGGATACCCAGATCCTACAGCATCCATTGCAATAGGATTAGTTACGAAGAAAGAAAAGGAGAAAGAGAAAATGAAAGATACAGCTAACCCAGAAGAAATATGGATGATACAGAGTGCACAGGGAGATGTGCCGGCTCTTGTACTTGATGATGATGGACAGACCGCAGTATATATAAAACTGAGAAAGACAAGCATCACATGTCAGGACATAGATGTCACATACCGCGGAAAGATGTATGCAAATCCAATGATGATACAATATACGCAGAGTGAAAACATCATCAGCTTTGAAAAGAGGTTACCAGATTCTGAAGCTGAGCAGGCAAGACAGATCATAGCAGACACATTTGGATTATCGAATTATGTCCAGGGCAAACCTTTACATGTAATACCAGTTGAGGAATATCCTGAACAGGTATCAATGCGAGAGGAAGCTCTTATATCAGAAATGAATGACCTTAAGACGAATATACACAGTCTTGAAGTTGCCCTCGCTAGATGTGAGGGAGAGAGGGATGTGTACAAGGAGTTATTTACAAATCATTAGACTGGAGGATTAAGTAAATGTTGATATTACCAATAAAACGTAAGTGGTTTGATATGATCGTCTCCGGAGAAAAGAAAGAGGAATACAGGGAGATAAAAGACTACTACGACAGCAGACTCTTAAATGCCTTCGGTGCAATATGCGTAGGTGATGAGGTGCTGCACAATGTTTTACCAGAGATGGATCAGATAGAGTGGCCAGTGCCAGTGATATTCCGCAATGGATATTCAAAGGTGGCTCCTCAGATAAAGGCAATGTGTACGCTCAGTATAGGCACGGGCAAGCCAGAGTGGGGAGCTGAGCCAGGAAAGAAGTATTATATATTGCACATCAAAAAAATAGAGAGGGGGCTGGAAAAGGATGAGATTAATCGATGCAGACAGGCTGACCGATTGGGTAAATGAACAAGAAAGAATTGTAACTGAAAAGTGTATTGCAGGAACAGGCGTGTACTGTATTCTGACAAGAGATGTATTGACTGCAATACGATCCAGCTTAAGAGCCTTTGGAAAGTATATAGAGGAACAGCCAATAGCATGCGATGTGGATAAGGTTGTAAAGCAGTTGCATGAAAAATCTTTTTTTATTAGTGAAAAGCATGATGTTCGGTATCAAACTGACAAGCCAGGCATTTCGTATTTTTCCACAAGAGGACTGGAGGATGCAGTGAATTTATATGATGCTACTAAGATTGTGAGGCACGGCGGTTTGTCAGCAGAACCACTTCCAATGAAAGATTTTTTTAGAAAGGAGTAACGAATGAGAGAGACGAAAGATATTGAAATGAATAGCCTGGCCGTAGAGTGCGAGAACTGCATGAGTACACATAAGGTATCAGTATACATAGACTTTACCGAACCGGTTAGCTACAGAGAAGCCGAACAGTATGTTACAGAGCTTATATGTCGCGGACAGAGAGACCTTGAAAATGAAGTCAGGAGGGAAAGGCATATGAAAAAGTTGCCACCTCAGTAGGAATGCTGAACAGTATATGGTTAGGATTACAAGGGAGGAGATAGATAATGCCAAACGTAAGGCCAATCAACAAGAAGTATGGAATATCCAAGCATGCCTTTGCCACGGCATACTCATACTGCTTACAGTATAGCGAATGGAAGGCAGAGATAGAAAACAACACTGACACCTACAGAAGCCCACAGGTTACAGGGATGCCTACTGGGTCAGGTGGTGGATCGGATGCGACAGCAGATGCCGCAATGAGAAGGGCTGAGCTGATCGATAAGGTGGCATTAGTTGAGGATACAGCCAGGGCAGCAGTTACCGGATATGATGAGATATATCCGTATCTCCTCAGATATGTTACGACAGAAGGCTGCACATTCCGCATGATAGACCAGCAAGGTGTACCTTGTGGCAGAACATTGTTCTACGAGATCCGACGCAAATTCTATTACATGATGGCAAAAAAAATATAAAGTGCGGTACTCGGAGGACAAAAAAACAGATATAGTTATATCATCGCCAAATGAGGATAAGCCCTCAAACATATATGAGCTCCGGGAGACCGGAGCTTTTGTTGTGGAGAAATGTATGAAAGCTGATGAACTTAAGAAGTGGATAGAGGAATTGATAGACAAGGATGAACTATGGAGGTTCTATAAGTCAAGAGAATGGAGAACACTCAAGGATAAGATCTTAAAGGAGAATCACTACGAATGTGCCGAGTGTAAGAAGCGAGGAGTCATCACTAGATACGATGTAGACGACGAAGGTAACAAGCGTCTGCTCAGCACCGTGCATCATGTCCAGTTTGTGCGCAAGCATCCAGCCCTGGCACTCAGCAGGACATACACATATGCCGGCAAGACATATCAGAACCTTATACCGGTATGCAAGGCGTGCCACAACAAGCTCCACCCTGAGAAGTGGAAGAAGAATGGATATAAACACAACGATGTAGAACATTTCGTGAATGAAGAACGCTGGTAGTACCCCCACCCCCCTATTACCCTTATTTTGGAGAGGGGAAAGCAACGGGGGAATGGACACGACAAAACATCCTCGCGCACGCACGCGAGAAAAAAGTGAGGTGAAAGAGTATGGCACAGCAGTCACAGGCAAAGATAAGAGAGTCACTTATGGCTCAGCTCCGGGCAAAAGGAGCTGACATCTCACACTTCGAGGCGCTTGTGGATGACTATATGGAATACTGCAAATTGATCAAAAAAATGAAAGCTGATATCAAAAAGCGGGGAATGACCTATACCGCCATGTCGGCAGCAGGCAAGGAGTACGAGAAGGATAACCCAAACGTCAAGCTATTGCCGCAGTATACCAGAAGCCAGCTTGCAATCCTCAAGGAGCTGGGGCTCACAACCGACAAGATAGCGGAGGAAGACGGAGATCTTTAGGATTGACGATATACCAGAGATTCAGGAATGGATAGACATCGTAGAACAAGGCACCTACAAATGCTGTCACGACCAGGAAAACCTAGTGCTCCACGTCAAGAGGTGCTTTGAAACAGAGGAGATACACGTTGACACGGAACAGCTGCAAAAGTATATGCACTTGTGCGAACAGTATGTGCCATTTGAGCTGTTCCCGTGGCAGCGTTTTGTTATAGCGCTGCATGATTGCACATATTGGAACGACTCAGGACTTCCACGCTGGCCGGATCTGTTCACCATGATCGGGCGAGGCGCCGGAAAAGACGGAATGATAGCCATTGAGGCGTTCCTCTTGTCGTCACCGTACAACGGTATCCGCGAATATGACGTTGATATCTGTGCAAATAACGAAGACCAGGCAACCCGCCCGGTGAAAGATCTGACAGGATTCTTCGAGATGCCTGAGAACATCAAGAAGGTGCGCCGGTTCTACTACTGGACCAAAGAGAAGATAGTCAGCACCAAGACAAAAAGCACGATCATAGGCAGAACTAACAGCCCCAAGGGCAAGGATGGCCTGCGCTCAGGGATCACCATATTCAACGAGATCCACCAGTATGAGAACTATGCGAACATAGACGTATTTACGACAGGACTAGGCAAGAAGAAACACCCCCGCCGGTCATACTACACTACCAATGGAATAGTGAGGGAAGGACCGCTTGATGACCTTCTGGCAACATCAGAGTCCGTTCTGGAGGGCGGAGAAGACGACAACGGTTTGCTCCCGTTCATCTGCCGCCTGGACGACAAGAAACAGGTGGATGACGAAGAAAACTGGACGATGGCGAACCCATCATTGCCATACCTGCCGAATCTCATGAGCGAGATAAGGAAGGAATACCGGGAATGGAATACCAACCCGGAAAGACTCCCGGCATTCATGGCGAAGAGAATGAACCTCCCGGACACAGTGAAGGAAAGCGCAGTCACAGACTGGGAGAATATCATAGCAACCAAACAGGAGCTCCCAGACCTCACCGGCTGGAGCTGTACTGTTGGCATAGATTACATGAAGACATCAGATTTTGCAGCGGTCAACTTCCACTTCAAGAAAGGTGATGACCGCTACGACATCAACAAGGCATGGCTTTGTTCTGCGTCCAAGGATATCCCAAGACTCAAGATACCATGGCAGGAATGGGTAAGGGAGGGCAAACTTGGATATGTAGACGATGTGGAGATACACCCATCCATTATAGCAAGCTACATCGAGGAGATGGGCAGGCACTACGCCATAAGCATGGTGGCGATAGATAACTACAGATATACGCTTATGTCGGATGCCCTGGCAAAGGTAGGCATATCAAGAGAGCGGGGCAACCTCATGCTGATAAAGCAGACCGACATCATCAAGATAGTGCCTGTCATAGACCATTGTTTCATTAACCATTACTTTCATTGGGGCGATGATGTGGTACTCAGATGGGCCACCAATAATACAAAGACAATCAGATATGGCAGAGATGTGGGAGCCGATAAGGGCTCCTTTGTTTATGCCAAGATAGAGGCAAGGAGCAGGAAGACAGACCCATTCATGGCACTTGTAGCATCTATGATACCGGAAAGCCAGATCAAGGAGCGCAAGGAATACCAGCGGATTGGAGTAATCACCCTGTAAGGAGGTAGAACATGGGAGTATGGCAGAACTTTGTCGAAAAGATATTCCCGACAAGCAGAACAAAAGACAGTGTGGTCATTGTAGACATACCGGCATCACTCTATTACAAGGAGCTGGCCATACACACAGCGGCGTCACTTATAAGCAATGCCATATCCAGAGCAGAGATCAAGTGCTTTGTCGGCGGTAAGCCTGAGCGGAACAATGATTATTATCTGCTCAACGTATCGCCAAACCGAAACGAGGGCAGTTCGGTGTTCTGGCATAAGGTTATCAACAAGGTGATCAGAGCCGGAGAGGCTTTGGTGGTTGATGCGGGCGGATATCTGTACTGTGCGGATTCGTACACCAAGCAGAAGGAGCAGCCAATCCTTGGCGACATATACGCTCAGGTAACGACAGGCAACTTCACATTTAGCCGCACGTTCACACACAACGACTATTACAGGTTCACGCTTGACAACATCAACGTCAAACAGCTTATAGACGGCATGTACGATGAATATGGCAAGGTGTTGACTGCCGCATCAAAGGCGTTTCGCCAGTCAAATGGTCAGAAATATAAGATACACATCGAGGGCGTGCGAGCTGGAGACAAGGAGTTCCAAAAGGATTTTGACGAATTTATAAAGGAGCAGATCAAGCAGTATGTGCAGAGCGAGAATGCCATATATCCGGAATTTGACGGCTATACCTTAGAGCCTGACAAGAACTCAGGATCCAAGAACGCAGATGATTACATCAAGCTCAAGAACGACCTGTTTCAGACGGTTGCCGGAGCATTCCATATTCCGGAGTCAATGATGACAGGCAACATAACATCCATGAAGGAGATAGTCGGAGCGTTTCTCACATTTGGTGTTGATCCATACGCCGACATGATAAGCGAGACGCTCAACAAGCGAGGCGGTGTTGATAACTATGCCGCAGGGAACTACTACGTTGTTGATACAAGCAGAATCCAGCACAGAGATATATTCGATATTGCCGCCGGAGTGTCCGCACTTATCGGCAGTGGTGTGTACTGCATAGACGAGACCAGGGAAGAGATGGGCAAGGAACCACTTGGAACAGACTGGTCACAGAAGCATTTTATTACCAAGAATTTTGAAGAGATAGATAGGTTTTTAAAGATGGGAGGTGAGACGAATGAAAAGAAAGACGTACTACCAGGTAACTGAGAATACGGAGACAAGAACGGCCGACATCAACATTTATGGAGACATTACGAGTAATGCACAGGTTATCAGAGCCTTTTGGGGCGATGATGGCAGCAGATCAGCGATGGACATCAAGCAGGCTATAGACGGCCTCGATGTCGACACTATCAACGTATATATCAACAGCTATGGCGGAGAGGTGGCAGAGGCTCTTGCGATATATTCATCGCTGCAGAGACATAAGGCACAGATACACACATACTGTGATGGATTCGCCTGCTCTGCAGCTACGATCATATTCTGTGCCGGTGATATCAGAACCATGGGCTCTATAGCTCTTATGATGATACACAACTGCATGAGCTATCTTGGATATGCAAACAGTGAGGAGATGCGCAAGGCGGCAGAGGATAACGACAAGATCAACCAGTCCAGCATTGAGGCGTACAAGAAGGTCAGCAGTCTCTCGGAAGATGAGATCAAGGACATGATGAACGCTGAGACCTGGCTCACTGCGCAGGAGTGTCTTGACTATGGATTTGCCACAGATATAGCAGACGATGAGGAAGAGGATGAGGAGGCGCAGCAGACAGCATTTGCAAGCATCAGATCAGCCGTTCTTGCAGACAACAGGGAGGCGGGGATCCTGTCAAAGCTTGACGCTATACAGCAGGAGCTAAAGGACCTCAAGACCAAGGAACAGACACCACCTCAGAAGGCAGAGAAGACACCTCAGCCGACTGAGAAGAACAACTACCTGAAGACACTCTTCGGGGCACTATAAAGGAGGAACCATATGTTTAAAGCAACAACAAACCCAGCAGTCAAGCAGGCTGTAGCAGCCATGCAGGCAGCCATCGCAACCGGCGAAGATGCACAGATCCAGACAGCCTTTGAGGGCTTTGGTGAGTCGATCGCCGCAGCAGTCAGGGAAGATTTTGAGAGCGCTCATGGCGATGAGAACATCCTCATTCAGAGAGGCTTCAGAGTTCTGACCGCAGAGGAGAAGAACTACTACCAGAAGGTCATTGACGCCGGTAAGCAGCCGACAGTACAGACCATGAATGGACTTTTGACACCTGAGGTAATGCCTCAGACTATCATCGAGGATGTGTATAAGAACCTTACAGAGGAGCATCCACTCCTTGACAAGATCAACTTTGTATCAGTTCAGTACCTTACACGCTGGATTTTGAACGATCACACAGCAGATGTAGCCGTATGGGGCGAGGTCAACTCAGAGATCACGAAGGAGATTACATCAGCATTCAGAACTGTAGACATCACACAGTACAAGCTTTCAGCCTTCGCCCTTATCGAGAAGGATATGCTTGAGCTGGGTCCCGTATTCCTTGATGGCTATATTCGTGCATTCCTTGCGGAGGCTCTTGCGAAGGCACTCGAGCAGGCTATTATCGGCGGCAACGGACACAACAAGCCTGTAGGAATGGACAGAGATATCCACCAGGGCGTCAGCGTGTCCACATCTGACGGATACCCACGTAAGACAGCGATCAAGCTTAAGTCTTTCAGCCCTAAGGACTACGGCTCTGTACTTGCTAATCTTGCGGAGACAGAGACATATTACACCAACAACACAACCGGAGCAGTGACCGACAAGGCAACAGCCGCGGAGAAGAACGGCAACACAAAGAGCGGCTATACAAAGCATGGTGGACGCTCGAGAGTGTTCGACCAGGTAACTCTGATCTGTAACATGAAGGATTACCTGTCTAAGATCATGCCGGCAGTGACAGCGATCACGGCAGCAGGCACATATGCTACTAACCTGTTCCCATTCCCTACAGATGTTGTTAAATCTGCAGAGATGGCAGATGGAGAGGCTCTTCTTGTTCTTCCTGAAGAGTACTTCATGGGACTTGGAACATCTAAGGATGGTACACTTGAGTACTCAGACGAGTTCAAGTTCTTTGAGGATAAGAGAGCATTCAAGATAAAGCTCCATGGCAATGGTAAGGCATACGACAACACGGTGGCTGTACTGCTCGACATTTCGGAGCTTGAGGAAGCTTATATCATGGTCAAGGGTACTGACACCAACGTGACAGTAAATCAGACTAAGGCAGAGTAAGGAGTGATACAGCATGCTTGATAAGAACAATATGCCAGCCGCCTATCTGGAGGACGTCAAAAGACACCTCCAGATAACCTGGAATGATACGGATACAACCGAAAGACTTATCGGGATGATGCTGGACGCTGAGGTAGAGCTTAATCACTTGTTCGGGGCGGAGCTTGATTACTTTGCCCCCGGGCTTGCACACAGGCTCTACCTCTCATACTTAATGTATGCATACAACAACTGCCTGGATGAGTGGGAGACAGCCTATCTCAAGGACATATTGAGATTGCAGCACATACAGCGCATCAAGGAGGTCAAGGCCGATGATGAAGAGCAGGTTTAGCACGTACAACGACGGTGTTGTGCATATCTGCGAGGCTAAGGAGCGCAAGACCAATTTCGGGGCAGTAAAGAATGCTACTGCCCGGGATGATCTGACGGATGTAATTAAGCTAAATTACAGCGAATGCAGCAAGCGGGATGAAGATATAGAATTCGCATCCAGTCAAGGTCGCACTCTCTCAGTTAAGCTGAAGACAAGGTCCTACAAGATAGTTCCGACACAGAAGGCCGTGATAGAAGACACACTGTACAGCATCATCAAGATAGACCACGACAGAGCCAAGCAGGAAATGTATATATACCTGGAGGAGGAGCGAAAGCTATGACAGTACTAGAGGCAGTGGAAGACACCCTGAAGGAATTGGCGATGGATCCTGATGTACCAATGAATGCGGTGTATTACGGAGTATGTACAGCCAAGGAGATGACCAGGTGGAACTATATGGTGTTCAACAGGGCTGACCGGTCAAAGTCAACCAACAAGGTAGATTATCAGACCACATATGAGCTGCACATTATCCACGAGGACTATATACCGGAAGGGTATATAGACAAAGCGATAAGCGCCTTGGAGAATTGCGCCGGCGCAAAACTTAAAGTCACATCGGACAAGATACCGTATGAATACACGACTAAGGGCAGTTCGGACGTGGTTATAGAGATGGCAACCATCACGTTCTATCACCCGGAGAAGAGGCGATAAATGAAATCGGAATGGTTAAAGCTGGATGGCGAGGTAGTATTTGATGACCTCATCAGTCAGTACAAAGATGATGGAATCAAGGTTATCAACGACGTTCTGCATAGCGAGGGCGCTGAGGTCATCCAGAACAAGATAGAGAGCATCCTCCCTGTGTCAGGCCGGAACTGGAAAAAGAAGAAAAAGCCGGCAAGCACGGCGAAGCCATTTGAACATAAGGACGAGCTGCTAGCTGTGACAACCGTGTCAAGAGGCTATTACCATTATCTGTATTTCCCGGACGATGGCGGGAACACAAAGAGACATGCCGGAAATCAGATGTTCATGCAGCGGGGCGCAGAGAATTCAGAGGACAGAATCATAGAAATATGCCTGGGGAGACTCCTGGGCGACTAGGAAATCCTAGAAAGGAGAGAAAAATGACAAGCAATGTTTTTTCGGAATTCGAGATCATTGAACAGCACATAAAGATAGCTGGAAATGAATCGTTTGAAAATATGAACTGTGTTGGCTCCAGCGAGGAAGAGCTTGGAGTCAAAACCATAACGAAGAAGTGTAGAGGCAAAGTAGCCAAGAAAAGAACTCGTGGTACAGGAGACGGCACATTAAAGCAGTCGCTGCATGTACCACGCAGCGTTTACAATGAGATATACAACATGGTGAGAAAGGAACTCGCCAAAGGTGTATATGCCTATGGCGAGAACAGTAAGCATCCCGAGTTCTCATTGACACAGAAAGTGTTAGATGAGGACGGCAACATAAAGTTTAAGGCATACCCTAGATGTATTTTATCGTCGGGACCATCAAGGAAGATTGAAAACGGAGCGGAAGAAGTGGCCGAGTTGGAGATGACCATTGATCTGATGCCGGATGAGAATGGTGAATGCATGTACGAGGCGCTTGAGAGTGAGCTTGAAAGCGAAGAAATCAAGCAGCAGTGGCTTACTAACTTCTCACTAGAACTTGTAAAGGCAGTATAAGAGATAAGAGCACCCGCAAGGGTGTTCTTTTTTGTAGGAGGAAATAAATGGTATACCACAAATTACTGATGGCGGATGGAAGATTTGAAAACGTGACGCTCAATCTTGGCGCTATAGCAGAGCTTAACAAGAGAAATAAGCCGCTGGCAGATGAATATTTTGCCAAGTACAAGGAAATGCAGAAGAAGGGCGAAGACTTCAACGAGCTTGACATGGCGAAGTTCATCTACATTGCCTACGCATGCGCACATCTTGATGAAGATATCCCATCGTTTGAAGAATTCCTAACCGAAGTTACAGACGATAGGGAGGAACTTGGAACGACGTTTGAGAATCTGTTCAATTCCGCGAAAAAAAAACGGGATTCCGTGATGCATTCCGGAAAGCCACGAAGGAGAAAGAACGGTCGATAAAATTACCCAGGTTTGAGCTGGAGGACATAGAGGACTACTACACGTATTATGTGTTGATCCTCGGAATCCCGGAAAAAACATTTTACGACAGCGACTTAAACTTTCTGTCGGTGGTTGCAGCAAATAAGGCAGCCTATGACGGATGGATGAACTACGCAGTGAAGAAGGCAGGTGAGAGACGTGGCTAAGAAGAAGAGCGAGGCAAGCGTCAAGTTTATAGCAGACACAAAAGAATACACAGCGAACCTCGATTCGGCAAGGAATACAACGAAGAATCTGAAGGCAGAGCTTAAGCTTGTCGAGGCGCAGTTCAAGAATACTGGTGATGAGGGTGAGTATTATACCCAGAAACAATCAATACTTGAGAGACAGCTTGAGGCTAACCAGCAGGAGCAGGAAGCCCTTACAAAGAAGCTTGAGGCTGCAAAGGCCATATATGGCGAAAACAGCGTTGAAGTTGACAAGTGGGCGAGGGCAATACTGAGCTCACAGGCACAGGCTGAGAAGCTCACAGGTCAGCTCGCAAACCTTATACCGGAAGTAGATGAGAATGCACAGGCTATGGCAGAGCTCGACAGCGCCATGGCGGAGTCGGACAGCACAACATCACAACTCACCGCCAAAATGAAACTTGCAGAGGCTCAGTATAAAGCTACCGGCGACGAGGAGGAATACCTCAGCCAGAAACAGAAGCTCCTTGAACAGGAGATAGAGGCGAGTAAGCGAAAACAGGAGACCCTCACGCAAAAGCTGGATCTTGCTAAAAAGGCATATGGTGAGAACAGCGACGAGGCAAGAAAGCTAGCGACACAGCTCACTAACACACAGACCAACACAGTGAAGCTGCAGACTGAGGCTAAGAACCTGAGCAATGCTCTTGAAGAGAATGTGCAGGATCTTGAGGCAGCAGGCGAAAGTGCGAAAGAGGCAGGCGAAGGCTATACTGTTGCGAAAGGAGCGATGGCAAACCTTGTGAGCGATGGCATCAAGGGGCTTGGTTCTGCGTTGTCAGAGATCGGAACGGACTCAGATGCAGCAAGTGCGAGATTTGCGGCTGCTACAGGCACAGCGGCTGACTCCATGGATGAATACAACCAGGTCATGCAGGAGATATACAAGGATAACTTCGGAGAAAGCCTCACAGATATAGCCGAGAAGATGACAAAAGTAAAGGAAGTAACCAAGGAGGTTGATCCATCACAGCTCAAGTCTCTCACCGAGAACGCTATAACCCTCGAGGATACATTTGGAATGGATATGACAGAGACCCTTAGGGGAGTCAACTCACTTATGAGCCACTTTGGCCTGTCGGCTACAGAGGCGTTCGATCTCATGGCAAGCGGTGCACAGCAGGGTCTTAACTACACCGATGAGCTTGGCGATAACGTGTCAGAGTATGCAGGTAAGTTTGCTGAGGCCGGGTACACGGCTGATGAGTATTTCCAGTTGTTAAAGAATGGCTCAGAGGGCGGTGCATATAACCTGGACAAGGTCAATGACGCCATTAACGAGGTAACGACAAGACTTGGAGATGGAACTATTGCGGACACCATGACACAGATCGACGAGAAGACCGGAGAGGTCAAGGACGGCACAGGCGTGTGGAGTCAGAAGACAGAGGAGTTGTTTGCCAAGTGGCAGACAGGCGGAGCAACACAGAAGGAAGTAGTCTCTTCAATAGTTACAGATATCCAGAATGCCAAGACGGAACAGGACAAGATGAACCTGTCGGCACTTGCGTTCGGAACAATGGCAGAGGATGGTGGCACACAGTTTATTCAAAGCATATCGTCAGTCGGCGACAGCTTCAGCGACACCAAGGGCAAGATGGATGAGGTGGCCAACACAAGATATGACGATGTGGGAAGTTCGCTTGAAGGTCTTGGAAGAACTCTCAAACAGGATATCACACAGCCGATAGTTACTGATGCAATACCGAAGGTGACAGAGATCATTGAAAAGGTGTCGAACAATGTACCGCTTATAGTTGCTAAGCTGCAGGAAATGCAGCCAATCATCACAGCGATAGCCGTGGTCATAGGAGTATTGACAACAGCCATGGCGCTGCAGTCAGCAGTGACAGGAGTCAAGGCGGCTATGGAGGCAGCAGAGACAACGACACTCTGGGGGCTTGTAGCAGCACAGACAGCAGCACTCGCACCATACTTGCTTATAGTGGCGGCCATAGCCGCTGTAATTGCGGTCATAGTTTTGTGCGTCCAACACTGGGACGAGATTAAGCAGAAAGTTATAGAAGTAGCACAGGTTCTGAAAGAAAAGATGGCGGCTGCATGGGAGGCGGTGAAGGAGTCAGTGAGCAATGGAATCACAAAAGTGAAAGGTTTTTTCGTAAATATACTTAACTGGATCAAGAGCAACTGGCAGGGACTTCTCTTGCTGCTTGTTAATCCATTTGCCGGAGCGTTCAAGCTGCTTTATGATAACTGCTCAGGCTTCCGTGAATTTATAGACAATTTCATGAACAAAATCCATTCGACAATATCCAATATAGGTTCGAAGATAAAGGAAACGGCGTCGAATATATTCAGTAAGGTGAAGGAAGCAATCACCCATCCGATTGAGACGGCAAAAGAAACCATATCTAATCTGGCTGAGAAGATAAAGGGAATTTTTGAAAAGCTGAAGATCAAACTCCCAGATATTAAGCTCCCTCACTTTAAAATAAGCGGCGGCGAGGCACCATGGGGAATAGCCGGAAAGGGAACAAAGCCGACGGTTGATGTGGAATGGTATAGAGCCGGTGCAGTGCTGAAGAGAGCCACACAGTTCGGCACAAGTCCATCGGGAACACCGATGGTTGGCGGCGAAGCCGGATATGAGGCAATAGCGCCTATCAATGTGCTGCAGGGATATGTTGCGGAGGCTGTCGAGGCAGCAGGTGGAACAGGTCAGATAGACTATGATCTGCTCGGCGAGGCAACAGCAAAGGCGTGTGCAAGAATGAACATCACCATCAATCTCAATGGCAGAGAGATCGGAAGACTAGAAAGGCGGCCGGTATGACATTATATTACGAAAGCTCAGACGGGCAGATCATAGACTTCATGAGCGGCGGCATATATGCACAGGCGCCTGAAAGCCTGCTCGATGACGAATGGAACTACACGACAATAACCGGAATCAACGGCATAGGCAAGATAAAGAGATTCTATAAGGATACGAAGACATACACTCTGACACTTGATATCATGGCCGACAGCGCTGAAGAATTCAATGCGCTGATGAACCACATGTACACGGTGCTTGACAGAGATATACAGCGTATGACACCGGGAAAGATATGGTGGAACGGTTATTACAAGCGGGCATACATAGTCAGCAAGAAACACTCAGATTATGATGAACTGTTCGAATCTGTGACCAAACAGTTGACAGTGTTGAGCCTTCATCCTATGTGGACTAAGGAATATAAACATAGCTACATGGCATCATCCGGAGAGGTTGGCGCACTAGACTACGGCATGGAAGGATTCTATGACGGATTCGACTATGGAGGCTATGACTATGGACAGGCTGAGATCATAGAGATACTGAGCGTTGATACGGTTGCTGGAGCAAACTTTGAGATGATTATATTTGGACCAATATCAAAGCCGACCATAACCATCGGTGATCATAAGTATGGTATGGATGCAGATATAGCCGCAGGCGAGTACGCTGTTATTAACACTATATCAAAGACCATAAAAAAATACGACCAGTATGGTCGAGAAGAGAACATATACCACACAAGAGCAAGAGACAGCGACATATTCGAGAAAATAAAAACAGGAACATCAAGAATACTTAAAGCCAAGACGCTGGCGTTTGACATCACTGTATATGACGAAAGAGGTGAGCCGGAATGGATCTGATATATGCAGATGACACAAAGAAAGATATAGGCATATTCGACGCATATACATTAGATTTGTCGTATGGCGAAGATGAAAACGACTTTGAGCTCAAGATTGACCGGGCAGCACACTGCTGCAAAGCTGGATACTATATATATGTTGAAGGTGAGGAGTACGGTGGAGTCATCGAGAAGATTAAAGTAAATACTAAAGCTGATGAAGTGACATATTCAGGCCCAACGTGGCAGGGATACATAGACCATAAGGTGCTGTGTCCGGATCCGGGGCAGGACTATCTTGTGGCGGATGGTGAGGCGCATGAAGTGCTTGCTGATCTGATTAAAAGGCTTGACCTGTTGACCTTGTTTGAGGCATCTACAGAAGACTCAGGCATCACAGTACATTATCAATTCGACAGATATGTCACAGGATATAAGGGAATCCGGACAATGCTTAAGGATTCTGGGGCAAAACTCAAGCTAAAATGGCAGAACGGCAAGGTTGTAATGCGTGCGGAACAGATTCATGACTATTCACAGGATGAGGAATTCGACACGTCACAGGTTAATTTTGAAGTGGCGAGAAAGTATTCACCAGTCAATCATATGTTATGCCTGGGACAGGGAGATCTTGCAGACAGGGCAGTGATACACATCTTCACGGACGAGAACGGAGGAATTCAGCCATACGCTACGACCAAGAATCCACTGAAAGACTCGGATTATATCCTTGACACATCAAGGCAGGTACTAATTGGCGAGGATGAAGTGGCAGAGGTGTTAGATATGAGCAGCGCACAAATCACCACCAATTATATACTTCAGACAGAGACGCCCTCAGACTGGCAGGCGAAATATGACGCTTACTACATTCAGGATGGCGACAGCTACAAGGCAGTGGCAGGCGTTGAAGTAGGATACACGCTGACACGTTACCAGCCATCGGATTGGCCGGCGAACTTCGGGGATTATTCAACGAGAAACGGCGACTCATATAACAAAGTATCCGGAACAACTACATACACAGCCCAGACAAGCAAGCCATCAGATTGGGCGGCGAAGTATGAGGAATACTACACCAAGGGAAGCGATTACGAATCTGTCAAGGGTGTAGAGAAAGAAACTTATACAAAACAGACAAGACAGCCATCTGATTGGAGAAAGAACTACGGGAATTATTACGTCCTGTACTCTGACGGAGTAACAACCGAATACAAGAAGGTTGACGGCGTGTCAAGGAACAAATACAATCTGCAGACCAGAAAACCGACGGACTGGGACACTAACTATACCAGCTATTACAAGCGTAAAAAGGTTGGAGGATACGAGAAGGTTGCCGAAAGGGAAGATAAGAAGATTCCAACATGGAAAGCCAAGACGTATTTCGTGCAGGAAAGCTACCAGGTTGCACCTGTTTGGAAGAAAGAAACAAGGTACACATATAAGAAGACAGAGCAGACGCCAACATGGAAGAGCGGGACATACTATACCAAACAGGATGGTCAGGCGCCAACATGGAAAGCTGGGACGTATTACAAGAAGTCTTCGGATAAGGTCGCCCCGAAGTGGACGACTGGAACATATTACACTAAGGTCACAGACCAGTACGCCACTATGGTAGCTGAGGCTGTCAAAAGGCTCCAGGAGACCACAAGAGACACCTTAAAGATTGACTTGGAAGAGACAGAGCAGTCTTACGACATAGGCGATATAGTCGGCGCGGTTGAAAGCGTAACAGGCATATCAACCATACAGGAAGTAACACAGAAGATAGTTAAAATTAACAATGACGATGTAACTATAACATATGAGGTGAGTTAAATATGATAAGACTTATAACAGGATATGCAGGGGTGGGACATGTAACCTCAGCAGATGCTGGACGGTTCAACGCCGGCATCTGCGGCAACGATGCATACATTATGCAAACCGGTGAGCAGATGGCTTATACCCTAAACTCAAACAACGAGATAACAATCGGCAGCGGCGACCTGATTAACCAGGGACGGCACTTTTCAATACCGCAGAATTCAAGCGAGACCTTAGCGATAGAAAACGGATCACAGGGTAAGGCAAGATATGATGCAGTTGTTGTTAGATATTCCAAGGACACAGGCACCGGAGTTGAGAGCGCATCAATGTACATAGCGAGAGGGATAGAAGTGGCAAGCACAGCAACTCCACCTAAGCCGTCAGTGACACGCGGCAATATCTTTAACGGCGAGATAACAGATGATGTAGTCCTGTACAACATCAAAATACAGGAGCTTAGCATAGTAAGCGTTGAGTCAGTTGTTCCGGTTTTGCAGCCGCTGGCAGGTATTGCAGCGTCAATCATAGATGTGATATATCCGGTAGGCAGCATATATATGAGCATGGCAGCGACCGATCCAGCGGAGCTGTTTGGCGGCGAGTGGAACCGAATAAAAGGCGAATTCCTGTATGCAGCCGACAAAGAAAAGACGGGGCTTACAAGCGGAAACAGGTACATACAAATAGGCAAAGACAACCTGCCGCCACATACACATTCAATACCTAACCACCAGCACAACATCCCAAGTCATACACACACCGCCACTATCGGAACGGCGGGCAATCATAGTCATTCATTCTCGCAGGTGAAGGAGGTAGCCGCTGGAACTGCGAGCTATAGGGCAACATCATCGGGACTCATAGGGGCTCGAACATCTAGGACATCGACAGATGGAGCACATACACACAGTATTACCATTGGCCAAAAGGCACTCAAGACAGATGAGTCGGGATATGGCAACACTGGCAGCGTAGGCGCTGGCGAGGAAATAGAAATCATGCCACCATACATAACAGTCAATGCCTGGCAGAGAGTGAGTTAGAAAGGAGATAGCGCATGGAATATGAATATGTAGAAGGATATAATCATGAGAATGCATATTCCGACACAATGATATTTGACATAGATCCCTTAGAGAAGAGAATCTCGGTGCTTAAGAAGCAAACGCTGATAGCAGGAGAAAACAACTCGCAGTACATTGCATTTAAAATACCACGATATGTGGACGGCATAGATTTGTCAACTAAGAACATACAGGTGTTATACATAGCACCAGGTGGGCATTCTGACATCAATAAGGTAATCAACGTGCAACGCAGTGACGAAGACCTGCTGTTTGGTTGGGTAGTTCCAGGTGAAGCGCTCCCGTCGATGGGAGTATTGACATTTTCGATCGAATTCGCATCGAGCAATTATCTTATGAAGGTCAGATCAATAGAACAGGAGATAGTCGATGGATTGTCCGGCACAGATATAGCGCCAGAGCCTGTGGAGCAGGCATGGTATATTGAGATTCAGCAGAAATGCGAGACTATGTTAGATGATATCGAGCGTGCCAGGAAAGACGTACAGGCATCGGTCAAACAGGTAAGTTCCAATAAAGAAGCTATAGAGTCCTTGCGGAACAAGGTGATGGAACTAAAAAAATCTGGCCGTGATGGACGAGAAGACCTTGCCGCCGCCATCACGGAGAAGGGTGTTGAGACGGCGGTCGAAGATAATATGCACAAAATGGCGGACAACGTCAGAAAGATACCGAGCGGAGTCACATACGGGATAGTTACGCGTACAGTTCCTTACACATATGGATTGATAAGCGATTTGTACACGATACTACCAGAACAGGAGGAATAGATGAGCTTAAGGATTGAAACAATAGCGTTAGGGAAACAAGAGGTTGACAGCGAATACTGGGTATCGGACGTCACGGACAAGAAGATTCAGGAGATAGCTGCTGCTCTTGGCTTAAAATATTACACAATAACATCTGGAAGCGACTGGGTCTTGTACAAAGGCGATGACGCATACAATACAACGGGATTCCGGTTCAAATATAATGCTGATAGCTCGACCTTAGAGATGTTGAGCATAGTTAAAGGTGTGACGTCAAGCCAGATCAACTTCTATTTTAAAGAGAGTATTCATGTGTCACGTTCTAAAAATGGCGTCGGCGCAATGAGTGCGAAGCTATACTACGTCATAACTGCCAAAGGTGTAGTATTGGGTCCAAGCCCTGAAAAGATGCAGTTCATAGTCGACGCAGGCACCGACATTAAAACTGGTGAGGAACATACTATCTATGTCCATGCCGACGGCAATGCTGCATATACTGACAGAATGGAGGCGATCACAAGTTCATACAGTGGACGTTTGGGCAACGCCACTTGTGGCCCCAAAGATATAGTGTTACTCGTCCCGGTAGTATTAGACTATACAATATCTAAATCGTTGTATGGGATAAAGTATGGTCCACAGTGTAATGACTATACTTACTATGACTTCGATATAGATACCAAGCGATATTTAACAGTGAATACGCAGTATAATGAGTCGAGATTCGCCGTGGAACTATCAACTGATATATGATAAGGAGCCAGGAATATGTATATAGACGCGAGTGCGATTATTGAAATCGGGAAAGTGATTGGTGCTATAATGGTCATTTGTGGCCTTCCAATATCAATATATAAATGGTATTCCAGGCAGAATGATCAGGATGTGGAGATTAAGAAGATGAAGGAAGAGCAGTGTCTGCTTACATATGGTACACTTGCATGCCTGAAAGGCCTCAAGGAACTTGGATGTAATGGGGCAGTCACAGAAGCAATCGACAAAATGGAAAAGCATTTGAATAAAGCAGCACATGATCAGGAATAGAAAGGAGATTTTATATGGACAAGTTGGCAATATTATTATTGGTTGTTGCAGCAGTTTGCACGTTAATCACAGTTATCACAGAGTTTACGAAAGAGGTTGGAATAATGAAGAAGATTCCAACCTCTTTTCAGGTACTTATAACAAGTCTCATCATATGTGAGATATGCTTGTTTGTGGCATTATCATATTTCGATATTCGACTACTATGGTACTACCCGGTAGCAGTTCTCTTTGTAGCATTTATTATAGCTTTCATATGCACCAGGGGATGGGATTACCTGCTTGAAATATTTAAACGATTCTACAGAGGTGGAGGCGGAGAGAAGAAAGGCGGCGATGGCAAATGAATGGAATAGATATAAGTGCATGGCAGGGAGATAATGGCATCGACCTCAGTAAAATAGCGTATGACTTCTGTATTGTGAAAGCGACAGAGGGAACAGATTACAAGAACAGATACTTTGCAGCACATTGTGATAAGGTACTGAGCAGAAAGAGACTCTTGGGGGCATATCACTACGCAAACGGCAGTGACGTACAGAAAGAGGCTGATAGTTTTCTGGCCTACTGTAAAAAGTACATTGGCAAGGCGATACTTGTGCTTGACTGGGAGGCGAAGAACAACCCTCAGTTTGGCAAGAATGATCTAGGATGGTGTCTAAAATGGTGTAACTATGTATATCAGAAAACAGGCATTAAGCCACTTATCTATGTGCAGAAGAGTGCCATGGAAGCAGTGAGGAAGGCTGGATATAGCCTGTGGGTTGCTCAGTATCCGGACTATGAGCAGACAGGATATCAGGAACATCCATGGAATGAGGGAGCTTATAACTGCCTTATCCGTCAGTACACATCTGTCGGTAAGCTCTCAGGTTACAGCGGCAGCCTTGATCTCAATAAGGCTTATATCAGTGCAGCGAGCTGGAATAAGCTGGCTGGCAAGGCTAAGACCACATCAGCATCCACGACAGTAAAGAAGAGCGTCAACACACTGGCTAAAGAGGTGCTGGCGGGCAAGTGGGGCAACGGTACTGATCGTAAGAATAGACTCACAAAGGCTGGATATGATTACAATAAGGTACAGGCGGCCGTAAACAAGCTCGTCAAGGCATCGCAGATGTCAGAGGATAAGATCATCAATGCAGTTGCTCACGAAGTCATCATAGGCAAGTGGGGCAATGGTCAGGAGCGTATTGACAGGCTTAAGGCAGCAGGGTATGATTCAGGCAGGGTTCAGAAACGTGTGAATGAACTATTATAATAAGGAAGCGATTCTGATTGAAGAAGTCGTCCAAGAACACACAAAATAAAAATTGGTAGTAATCTCTGTCTCTTATACACATCTCCGAGCCCACGAG